CAACTGCCATTATCATCACTGCGGCGGCGCCGGCGATAGCAAAGCCCATAAGCCCGACAACTGCGGCTGCGATCGCTTCTGGTGCTTGTAACATTGCTTTAAACACGGAAGAGAAGGCAAATGCTAATGCAGCTAGTGCAAGGAATGGGGCGGCTATAGCTAGCCCTATTCCACCAATAGCTGCTCCCAATCCTGCAATTGCCGGCGTGAGAGGAAGGATTATTGGTACAATTGTCGCCAAAGAAGCCGCGAAAGCGGCATTTGCGGGGGCTGCAGCAGCAGCAGCACCACCTTCTGCCACAGTTGTACCCGCCAAAACTGCTTGGGCGGCTGATAATCCACCTGTGATGCCTGCTCGAGCCGCTTGAAGCCCTGTTCCGACAGCCATAACCATATTGCTTATTGTTCCAGCTTGGGATAAGAGAGCAACCACCCCAACGGCAGCAACCAATGCTGGAATTAACATACCACCAGTTGCGTCATTCAATTCCAATATAATATTTACAAATCCATGAGCAAACTCTAAAACTGGCAAAAATGCGACAGCAAATGCTTCGCCAATTCGCTTTAACTTATCCGCGAAGCTTGTTGCTGCTTGTGCCCTTGCCTCTAAATTTGCTGCTGCAGCAGAAGCTCCGTCTGCTTTATTCTGCATTTCGTCATATGATGACAGTGACATACTGAAAAGCTTGTTTGCTTCTGTCATGTCGGAAATTCCGGCAGCATTGGCTATAGCCTGCTTCTCGAACCGGTTCATTGTCTCCCATTGTTTTCCAGAGGCTTGCCTGGCTTCAACCAGCAGCCTAATCCTCTCATCTTCTGTAGCGTTAAGAAGATCCATCGAATTAATAACGCCACCACCTAAAATTGCATTTAATTTTCCGGCTCCTGCTGCTGCCGATTCAAATGTATCAAATTTGCCGGAGATTGACATTAACGCACTAACTTCTATTCCTGTTGCCTTAGCTGCAGCCGATAAGCCTTTAAAAACATCGATCGCATCGGGCCCATACTTTGCTAATTCTGAAGCTGCTTGATTAAAATCTTTCGAGATAGCTGCTGCAGAAACTTCAATGGCGGATCCTAGTGCAACCATCTCCATGGTAGCTTCATTCGCCATATCAGCGCTCATCCCCATGCCTTGAGTCATATTGCCAATTTGCTCGCCTGCCACGGCGCCGGCAACACCAACACCCTTAAGACGGCTTGCCGTCTCTGTCAGCATCATCTGTTGTTCCCCAGAAAGCTGATTAAAGGTTGTCATTTCGCTGTGAAGGGCTGTGATTGCTTCGGCTGCATCATCAACAGTTACATTGTACGATTTATTCTGCTCTTGTACTTCATAGAGCATTTCATTGTATTCGCCTGTTGTGGCGGTTTGTTCAGATAATTTGGCTTGCGCGTTGTCAAATTGAGTAAACAAGTCTTTTGTAGATGTTATCATCTGCATCATACCGGCGGCAAAAAGGTTTGCCGGTTGTATTGCTGATTCTATTGATGTTGCGACTGCCTCGAATGCGCCGGGCATATCATTTAAAAACTTTCCGACTGGTGATGCGTCAAAATCAACAACAAATCCCATTTTTGTTATTTTTGCGTTGATATCCGACGCCATCTGTCCGCGCTGAGTTGCTAAGTTCTCTTCTTGTTGAAGTTGGAGGTATTGAGCCTGCAGTGCGTCTCTGTCTGCTTGATTCTGCGCCAGCGCCATTTGTTCAGCAATTCTGCCGCGCTCATCTGCATATTCTTGCGCTTGTGCTGTAGCTCGGGCAACAAATTGCGCGCTAGCTGATAAAGTCTCTGTGTAGGCGGCTTGCAGATCTGCATTCTCTTCTGCGATCGCCGTTTCCAAGTTTGCAATAATGGTTTCCATTTCTGCAATTTCGGCGGCTGAGGCTCCGTTGTTGCGAAGCGTCGTTAAGGCTCTTCGTAATGCTTCCAAGATCATTTAATATACCACCTATCTAAATTTCAACGGCCACTTAATGCCTGTTTTTCTTTCGAATTCACGGACTGCTCTCTTAAGCCTATACTTCGATCGATAAGTTTTCGGATCGTTAAGTCCATACTTTTTATATACTTTATAATAATCTTTTTCTTTCACCAAAGCCTTCGCAAAGGCTTTTATTTGTTTAGGCTTGCCTTTTACTATAATAGGTACTCTTTCGCCCCCAAACATCTTCTTTAAAAGCTGTTTAAGGGTGATCCCAAACGTCGTCATAAACCCTTCATCTAAAGTGTTGACTTTTGAAAAATCGAATTCATATTTTTCCATACAGTTCCGCCAATTATGTAATAAATAGTACAAATATGAAGAAAGCAGGCATTTCTGCCTGCTTTACTTTGTCCTAGACTTATTCATAGCTTTCTTATGTGCGTCTGACTCGTCTTTTAACTGTTCTGCCAACCTCTCCATGAACCACAGCCTAAGAGCTACCGGAAGATTGTATGCTTCCATGAAGCTCCAGCCTCCGTGGTATTTCAACAAGAAGAACTGTTCATATACGTTTTTCATATACTCAGGCGTTAGGCCAAAAAAACTGTGCTGTGATGGGCACTTCAACCTCCTGCTCGTGTCCACATTCTTCACATACAAAATCATGCTTAAGTTGCAAAGCAGGTGAAAGTTGACTATAAGCTGTTCTTAAAAATCTAGAATCTTTAACCGGAAGATTATCAATAAAGTTATACATTTGGCGCGCCACATTAACGCCGTCAATCGAAACAGTAAACGTTTTAAATTGATCAGTCAGGAATGCTTCGCCTTGCTTCTTTTTTCTTCTGGTTTCAACGCGTTTGGTAAAAACTTTTTCTTCTCTACCAGTCATCAGGCGTACCTCAAATACTGCCTTGGTTACCGGTAAAGTTATTAAATAACATCCTGTCGTTGTTGGGCCTGAAACGCCATTGATTGGTTCATCGGCTTCCTTCTCGATATAGCCCGGGTTCATTCGTTGAACCTCATCCAAATCAATATTAGTCTCAGCAGTGGTTGTGCAACTAGGGCATGTGATCTTTGTCAGATAATCATTTCCATAGCCAGAACACCTTGCTGCGACAATAAGCGCGTTCTTATCCCCGACTAGTAATGAATCAGTATCAACTGATTTATTGACTAATACAGATTGTAAAAATCGATCGATTGCAACGCCCTGTTTAAGCAAAGACTTTGAAGAAAGAATATCTTCTTCCTTGGCTGTCATTTGTTTAATTTCAACAGTCTCTTTGCCGCGTAAGGGATGTCCTTCGTGGTAAAATCTGCCTTGTGAGGGAATTTCAATAAATTCGGTAGGTGCTACAAAATTTAAGCCAGTTTGCCCCGTTTGTGTTTGAGTTGGGGCGGGGCTGTCAGTATTTTGAACAGCTCCGGTTCTCTCATCGTTGTTTCTCATTGAGCCTCCATTGAGAATTTAAAAATTTTAGTCCATTCGTTCCGGATCTTCGCCGATTGCTGCGGGTGTGAACATATGAGAAGTCGATGGGGCGCCTACTTTGAGTTTTCCGCCGACAGGAGATGGATTTTGATTCAGTTTCGCAAAGTCATATTTTAACTTAACGGTAATCTCCGACAGCTCGTCGGTTTCATAATCCAAATCAGAAAACTTAAGTTCCTGAACCCACGCATTATGTAATTCCCAACTTTCAACAACATCTTCTTCGTTATTTCTAGCTGGATCATCTCCAGTTCCTGCGCCTGATCCAGCCACACCACCACCACTAATCATGTTGATTTGTACTACGCCTAGGCTTCTTACTGCGCCTTGCTTTGTCATAGTCTGTGTTGCTGTGTCAGCAGAAGTGGGAAGTCTATATCCAGCAGAAGAAAGCATTTGTCTCAATGATTCTGCCGCATCAGGGTTGCACGTATCAACGATCGTAAATTCGACATCGCCATAGGTAACTCTGCCCGGGAAGAAAAAAGAGTGATTAATAAATTTATGCTCTCACGCTGAGACAGATATTGTCGGCCGGTTCACAGATTTGATCGTCCAAAAATCTATTCCTTGTACGCTTAAAACCCACCTAAATTTTCTTTTAGGTTCTGTGAGACTCTCATTCCAAAAATTAGCCATTTATTAATCCTCCGATAAATGTTTTATTCATAATAAATAGTGAGAGTATAAGGAATAAACCTTACACTCTCACATTTTTAATATTTAGTCATCGAATGAGGCACCTTGACTAGTAATTATAAAGTCAATTGCAATGAATTCAATGGCTTTTGTAGGCTTGACATAAATCTTAGCATACATAACGTTGCGATCGATAAGATCTGCAGTTGTAGTTGAACTGTCTAGAATAACCTTGAAGTCTTCCAAACCAAATCCAGATTTAACTCTGTCTAAGAAAGGAGAAACTTGAGAGGTAAAACTACCCCAAGTAGCCGATACATTAGGCTCGAACAAGAGAGTCGCCGCAATCGTAGAAATCCTTTTCTTAATAAAGATAAGAAGCCTTCGAACATTGATTCTATCCAATGCTGATGGGATTGCTTGGAGTGTCTTCTGTCCGAAAATTACAATACCCTCTGCTGGGAATTGGGCGATCGGATTGATATTTGCTTCGTAGAGGGTATCTCTTTCTTTCGAAGAAAGTCTCTGAGAAACAGCTACCACTGGAAGTCCTCCTCGTCCTTCACTTAAGCCGCCGCGTGTAAAT